CCTGATCACCAATATCATTAACTTCAACTAATAACCAAGCATCATTATATCCTTTTGCAACTTCATAGATAACACTTGGAAACAACATTGGTTTAATTTCATTGTTTCTGTATTTTGCTACTATTTTATATGGAAACTGTGTAATATCAAAAACAATAAATGCTGAATAATCATTACCTAAACCACGAGCAACATCAACAGTAATTAAATAGTTGTTCTCTTCTTTTGGATGCTCATAAACATCAAGCCCAGCATTTCTTTTAATTGGATCTTCATATACAAGATTCCTAAGTTTTGATGGATTGATCAGTGTATTAACTGATCCTAAAAATTCACATTCAAACTCTACTTTGAACTGCTGATCTGAAGTGTTAGCAATCGTTTGTTTTTTCCACTCCTCATCTCTTCCTGGAACTTCGCTCCAGTGAACATCAGTGAAAATATACTCATTCTTACCTTTTTCGGCATCATGCCACATTCGGTAGAAATGATTCATACCGTGTGGTGTAGATACAATAATTACCTTCGTTTGTTTACCTGAAGTAATCGTAGGATAAACTGATGCAAAGAATGAATCTGCAATGTGGTTCGGAACGAAAGCAAATTCGTCCAGAAATAAGATATTGAATGACATACCACGAACTGCAGAAGCAGAAGTAGAAGCAGCCAAGATTTTACTTCCATTCTCCAATTCCAAGGATCCTTTGTTCCAGGAAATAATTCCTTGTTGCATCCACTTTGGTAGGTTTTCATATGCGGTTTGCAGACGGTCTAAAAGTTCCCTAGCAGTAGCAGCTTTGTTTGCAAGAATACCAATATTTACATTATCATTGAATACTGCATAATGAAGCAAAAAAGATACCACAGTCGTAGACTTTCCAGTCTGACGAGGCATCTTACAAATATTAAATCTATTCTCGTGGAATCTCCTTACAAGTTTTTCCTGAAAAGGATACATTTGAAAGGATTGTAATCCATGATCAAGAGTAACAATCTTTACATAATTTTTGGCAAAATAAACTGGATCATCTTTACACTTAACAAATTCAATAATTTGATCTTGTGTAAATTCAATTGGGGTATTTGCCTTTTTTAGTAAAGGGTTACCCAGATAAACATCATTTGGCATAATAAAAACCTACTTATTAGTTACAATTCCAACGACGAAGTGCTTTGTTAATGTTGCTGTCTGGATCTCTTGCAGTTTCTGCTGAGGTAAGTTTAGACTTCATACCTTTCATGCGACGACAAAATGAAGCACGTCTCTTTGCTCTTTTACCTTCTGGATTTTTTTCAGTTACTGCAGTTTGAAGTTTTGAGCTTGGATTTTCTCTGCGATACGCATTAACTGCTTTTTGACTTAGACCTGCAGTTTTATCCTGACGATTAACTTTTTGCCAGTCTTCTTCAATTTCAACCTCTTCTCCCATTGGTTTCACATAATTTTTATTTGGTCCTGGTTTTGCAGTGCTTCCACCTTGAGGTCCAAAAGATTGAATAAGTGGTTCTCCTGGATTTAATTCAGATACTGAATGATAAACAACTCTAGAACCTGGATAAACTTTTTGTAACTCATCATTTATTTCTGCTCTACTTGGTAGTTTAATCTGTGGGAAGAACATCTTAAGTGCATAATATTTTCCTCTCCACTGAAGAGTTACCATAACAACGTTTCCAGTTTGAGATTGAATTCTTGTTGCCTCTTCTATTTTAGATGTTCCTTTAATTGGATCTGGTTTAATCAAATCTACTATTTCTACAAAAGTATCACCGTTAGCATCTTCAATGGTTACATCTTCTGCCTTTACACATCTATTATATTTTTTACCAAATAATTTTTGAGTGCCTTTCTTCTTATAACCAGGCCAGCACTTCATTTCATCCATAATTTTATCAACTATTTTTTCTTCTTTTTTGATTTTTGGTAATTCTGCAGTTGCTCCTAATTTTTTAGATGCAACTTCCCTTTCTCCACCAACTCCTTTGGTTGCTAAAGTTCTAATTTTTTCTCTTCTTCTTGCTGTTTTGTGTCCAGATGGATCTATTGTAAATCCAACAGATTCTTCCATTTCACCACTTGCAATATAATCGGCAGCCGTATCAATGTAATCTGCAGCCTTAGTAATTTTTGATTGAACCCATGCTTCAAGGTTAGCCTCACCTTTTCCAACAGTGCTCTTCAGTCTTCTTACTGCATCTTCAATGGTCTTAAGTTCAGATCTAGCCATTGAATATTCTTCATCTTTCACGGAAACTTTATCCCATGCCTTTTCGCCATAAGAACATTCAGATCTAGTTTCTCTTTTATCACATAAAGGACAATATCTTTCTTCTTCTTGCATGATTTCCTCCGACTTAGTTCCCCAGTTTGCAGCACCAACCTTACGACACTTAACTAGTGCTCCAGATGCATATGCACTTGGCCAAACATCATATCTGGACTTTACTTTGTGGTAACAGGCATCTTTCTTACCACTACCTTTACTGGGTTTATCCTTTGCTTCTTGTACGTCCATTTCTTCTTTCATTTTCTTTCTAGGTGAATCTGTAGAAACGTATGTTGGTTTTGCAGCTCCTGTCTTTTGTTGTTGGCCAGGATCTGCTTCTTTTTTTCTTCTAGATGCCGAAAGTCTCTCTGCCTTCGTCATACTTGCTCTTTTTGCCGAAGAGACACACTTTGGTGTTCCTTCTCCAGGTTCATCACTTGCGCATGTACCACCAGTTACCACATTTACCCAACCAGATTTACCATCCTTTGATTTGGATTTACCAAACCAATCGCGAAGACCCTCTTCAGTAACATCTTTAAACTTCTTATGATGCTTCTTAGCATCTGCTTCCATTTTTTTCAAACGAGTGTAATAATCTGGAATTTCATCAAGATGTTGAAGAGCAATATTCATTGCAAGTTCATGATCTTTTGTATGCTCATGTTCAATAGGTTCGCCCATATCAAGTTGCTTCTGTATAAAAGAAACATCGAGACGATGCTTCTTCGCTATTTGTTCAACTGTTTTGTGTGACTTAAGTTTGGGCATCATTCAACTGGTTTTGATTTCGTCTCTTCACCTTTTGCTCTCTTCCTTCTACCGGCACAGTGTGCTTTTTGAGAAAATCCTTTTGGATTTGAGCAATCAATACTCTTTTTATATTTATTGCTCCAATCTTCTTGAAACTGTTTAAACGTTTTCATCTTCAGTTTGTTGTTTTAGAAGTTTTGCTAGTTCGGCAGTAGAACCGACAAACAACGCATTATTGACCGTTGTTGGACCTTTGGGTTTATCTTCTTCAACATCTTTTAGTATCTTATGAACTAAAAGTATTTTATCTGCAATTTCACCAGTGCTCTTAATTAACTGTCCTGCAACTTCATAAGCACGAGGCATCTCACTTTCTTGGGCAAGTTCGAGAATTCCATTAAGTGCTTCTTGACTTTTCTCCATTAGAGAATACAAATTTCCTCTCGCATATTCATAGTCTTTTTCAACGTCTGTTTTTTGTTCTTTTTTGACTTCTTCAATCCTTTCCAAATCAGTTTCTATTTTCGATAACTCAGTAGAAATCGTTTCACTCTGAACATTGAAAACTTCATTTAACTTTTCAAACTTTTTAGGCATAATACTTTAACTAAAGGAAATTCCAAAACCAAAATCATCTCCAAATTCAATCAGATCATTATCACTTGATGTGATTAGTTTAACCTGAGTTCCTGAAACGTGAATAGAGATTGGTGTTCCATAAGACCCCCTACTCACAGTTAAAACATTACCAGTTTTCTTAGTTACCTGTAATGTTTCATTATCAATGGTTATGTAACTATTTAATGCAATTGAAGATGCATTATCTAACGTAATAGTATTGTCGTGCAATTCAACATCCGCAGTAATTGTTCCGACTGCATTATTAGTATAACTTTGAGTTGCAACTGGTTCAGTACTATAAGTAAGATCTCTTGTGGTTGCTTTTGTATCCCCAGAAATAAATCCAAGAGAAACCTTTTTGATGATATCGTCGGACGCAGAAGAGATAGGTCCAAAGAAGTAGTTCTTAACAGTAAACCTTAATGTATAAATTAATGCTCTTCTGTTAGTATAATCTCCTTCATAATTATCAGACATTGAGATGCTGTTCAGAGTTACAGGAACATCTCTCTTTTCACCAATGCTACTTAATAAATTAAGTGATAATGTATATGATGGACCAAAGTAAGGAAGTATTTGCTCTACAATCTGAAGCATATCATCATCCAATTTAGTCATAATGCTCAGTTCAAAATCCATATTATATGGAACGGGCATATATGACTTTCTGATATCAGTTCCATCAGTTATCGATGGACTTACAAAAGTTTGAGTAGATGTTACCTTTCTAGTTGGATCATAACTTAATCCAACAAATTCAAAGGACATTCTAGGTAAAGTTATCTGAACGGGTTTGTTCAGATTTGGTTGCTGTTCTACACGAGCAAGAAACTTTTGAATAGGTCCATATGCAATAGGAACCTTTATCAAAGAAACAACTTCACCAGTATCTTTCTTATGCTTAATGGTTATATTATTAAAAAGAGTTCCAAAACCAATAATGGTTTTTCTTAAAATTTCGTGATAAAAATATTCAAACATGCCTATGACTTCTTATTAGTATTATTTAACTATTTAAGGAATTCCAAAAGGATTTTCCTCACTAAAGTCTACAATTAAATCTCCCTCAGTTTCTATCTGTAGATTATCAGCAAATCTATCCTTAGTGTCTCCTCCAGAATAAGCTTCATCTAAATTCTTGTTAGAACCTAAATTATCGGTATATGGTTTTCTTAGAGAATACTGAGCACCTGAACTCTGACCAATAATTGTTTCTCCAGTATTAAATGTTCCAGTTATATTGGAAACTTCAAGAATTTTAGTAATAGCATTCCAACTCTTAACTCTTGCTTTAGTGCTACTTGCAGTTCCAACTACTACTTCATTATATGTATAAGTACCAAAACCAACGTAAATATTTGGTGATGCAATTGTAATCGTTGGTGCTACAGTATATCCAAGACCAGCATTACTTATTCTTATCTGTGTTACTTCGCCTGAGGAATTAATTACTGCATATCCAGATGCAGTTTCTGATGCTAAACCTACGAAGGTCACTGCAGGAGAAGTTGTATATCCTCCACCACCATTTGTGACCGTGACTATTCCTACAAGTCCATTACCTATTGAAGTTATTCCAGATGCACCGGATCCGCCGCCGCCAATAAATGCTACCTTTGGTGCTACTGTGTATCCAAAACCTGGGTTTGTAAGTTCAACTCCCTGAACTCTATATTTTGTTGCATCAGGTCCACAGATATCTACAATACCACTTAATATGGTAGCAATACCAACTGCAGTAACTCCTCCGGATGGTGCCGTAGAGAATGCTACATTTGGTGCTGTGGTATAATTATTTCCCCTGTTGGTAATAGTAACATAACGAACTCCACCATTTACAATACTAGTAATAGCAGTAGCGGTTGTTCCAATACCAATTAGTTGTAAGGTTTGAATATTTGCATCTTGGGCAACATTATCATCAATATAGTCAACACCAGTATCAATAACTTCATCTTCATATCGGAAGAGTTCACATCTTAGTTCGTATGTGTATAATCCTTGAAGTTGATAAAATGGTTTTTCGTGTTCTACGTATTTTATTTCAAATAAACGATCACCTAATGGAAAATAAATTAAATCACCCTCTTTAGGTCTCTTAGAGAGTTTAACATCAGGGTAATTTTCAATGAGAGGTTGAATATAATTTTCCCATCTTTCTCTAGAGATGATAATAGTTAAATCATCTAATTCCTGAACACCAAACTTTGATAATAAAGTTCCTTGACCACTATAACCCTCATAAGTATCAACATATGCTTCTATTGGAAAAGCACCTTTAAATTCAGATTCGATAACCTCTTTTATAATAGTCTTTTCGGTCACATATTGACGAGGTAGATAATGAACTTCAACTCCATACATTCGAAGTTGTTCATTAATCAGATCCTGAATAAGACCTTGTTCGGATTTAGACCCTTGGAGAAAGAATGGATTTAACATATATCTTATCCAATCATATCTAGGGCTGGTAATTCATAAGTACTAGACATTCTCTCCATTAACATATCAATTTCTCTCTGAGCATCATCATACATTTGTCTACCATTCAGTTCAACACCACCTGGAAGTTTAACTCCAGTAAATTTCATCATATTTTGTCCCCACTGCCTCTTAATCAAAGCAGTTAAGTATGGCTTGAGAAAAGAATCATTCCAAACACGGGAATAATCATTGGGATCCAAGGTTGAATAGCAATCAATAACAAAAAATTGATCTTTACTTACTGAACCCCAGTCTATATCCAAATATAATCTATCTTGTCTCTTATTAAATCTTATCTGTTTCTGTGTATTCAATAAGAAATCTAAATCTTCTAGATACGTCTTAACCATTGCATAACTGAGAAGTTCTGTTGTTCCCCAGTAGTAAATATCATTCAAGAATAACTGGTATTTCACACTGAACATATTATGTGTAATGGTATTAGCACCATCAAAAGTAAAAATCTTGTTCACGCCAATTACATTTGGTGGTACTTGGAGATAATTACTATTTTCTTGGTAAGTAAATGTAGTTGCTGTACCAACAATATTTGTTGTTACTGAAGTAGATGCTATACCAACGCTACCTCCACTATATCCTGCTCTACCCCTTTCAATATCATCTTGAGTTACTTTATACTTATAGAAAGTTGGATATACTCCATCAAAATGTCTCTCCTGAAAAAACTGAACGGCATCATCTACCAAATCTTCAATTTGCTCATCAGCAACATTAATTTCTAAAACTGGCGCCCCCAGTTTTCTTTTACAATAATCTATAAGTTCTTGTCTGGTAGATGGTTGAGCCATTAGAAATTCAGGTTTGAGATTACTTCTTGTTGACTAAAGTATAATTTTACATAACTCTTTGTGATATTTCTCAGAGTTTCAATATCATCTATACTATCTATATCTCTTGCAAGTTTTTCATATTCAAATAATTTATTCAAACTTTCAAGAGTAACTTTATTAGGATCCATTGACCAAACTCCTTAACATAGATTTAATTTCATTCATATCAGATTTAAGTGAATTCAAATCACTTTCAATATCAGACATTCTCTTTGATTCTTCCTCCTTTATCCTCTTAGATTCCATATAATTTTGGTATGCATTCATATCGGTGTTTAAGATTGCGTTGGAGGAAGTATCTCTAAAGAGATTTGAGTGACCTTTAACTTGTAACTTTTCCATAATTAAGCAAGAGCAATAATTCTTAAGTCTCTAAGTCTTGGTGGGTATGTTTGTGACGTAGAAGATCCTATGAGTTTTACGCTAAAATATTTAAATGATTCTAGACCATTAATTGTAAATTCATAATCAATAAATGAAAGTTCTTCACTTTGGAATCCAAGTTTT